CAGAGATGTTTGGAGACAATCCCACTGTTCCGCAATCTGAAAATACAGAGTTTCAACCAGCCAGCCCTTACGCTTGTGCCAAGCTTTTTGCCCACAACTTGTGTAGGAACTACAGGGAGTCTTATGGAATGCACATATCAAGTGGTATTCTTTTTAATCATGAGTCTCCACGAAGAGGCGAAACTTTTGTAACTAAAAAGATAACCCGCGCCGCCGCAAGAATAAAGATGGGTCTACAAGAAAAATTATATCTTGGCAATCTGAGCGCAAAAAGAGACTGGGGCTTTGCTGGTGATTATGTTAAGGCAATGTGGTTAATGCTTCAACAGGAAGTACCAGATGATTATGTAATCGCCACAGGTAAATCTATCACTGTAGAAGATTGGCTTCATAAGGTTTTCTCAACAGCTGGTCTGAAAGTGGAAGACTATGTAGAGATTGATGACCGTCTTTTCAGGCCACAAGAGGTTCCCTATCTTCTTGGCGACGCGACCAAAGCTAAAGAAAAACTTGGTTGGGAAGCTACGGTAAGCGTTGACGATCTCGCAAAAATGATGTTCGAATCAGATTTAGAGGATGCAAAAAAAGCCAAGCTTGTACTTTAGTACCTTTTTTCTTAAAATGTATTGAGGTATGTTTATGCAAGATAAAAGAATAGAGCAAGTTGTTTTTCCAACACAAAAGCCCCACGTTTCTTACTCTGAAGTACGAAACTGGAAAGAGTGTCCTTGGCGGCACAAGCTAACGTACATTGATAAAATCGTTAAAGACGACCCAAGCCCTTACCTTTCTTACGGTACTGCGCTCCACGATGGTATAGAGAACTTTCTAAAGACAAAGACTATGGATGTACAGTCTGTCTTGGACAAGATAACTAAAGAGTGGGAAGAAAAAGGTTTCGACTCTGAAGAGTGGATAAAGTCTCAGGCCGACTATCGAAAATCTCAAGGTTGGAGACCAAAGTCTCATGATTATCTTCCTGCGTGGTTAGAGTGGGCCACAAACTCGCTTGAAGAACTACCTGCTTTTCTAGACAGCGAGTTTGATGAATGGAGTGTTATAAACGCAGAGGAGCAGCTTTACGAGTTCGTTGACGGATATGATATATTCTTCAAGGGATTCATCGATGCGCTTCTAAAGGTTAAGATCAAAGGTAAAGATTTTTACTACGTCATTGACTGGAAGACTGCTGGTGACAAAGGTTGGTACGCATCTAAGAGGAGAGACATTTTGACATGGGCTCAAATTGCTTTGTACAAGTCTTTCTGGATGAGAAAAAATGGGTATGACACAAAGCAAGTCAAGTGCGGTTTTGTCTTACTAAAGCGTGGAGCCAAAGCCGGCTCAACATGCGAATTAGTGAAAGTATCTGTTGGCCCTAAGGCTGAAGAGAATGCTTTATCAATAGTAAGAAGTATGGTAAAGTCAGTTAGGCGCGGTATCTTTTTAAAGAATAGGCAGTCCTGCTTGTTCTGTGAGTTTAAGTCAACTTCACACTGCCCTGGCTGATACAGCTACCAATAAATATACTTCTTGCGTACATTTAATATGATTAGCCACATAGGCCAAAGCGTTAAATCTGACGTTGGAGTGTAATTAATGAAGAAAAAAATGAAGATACTGATGCTGTCTGATCACGCCCTAAGTACGTCAGGCGTCGGTTGTCAGTCAAGGTTTTTAGCAACAGGGTTGATAGACAAAGGATGTTGGACTATCAGACAGTTCGGCGCCGCATTAAAGCACGCTGATTATGGAATTGTTCAGCCTCACCCAGACCTTATTATTAAGCCGATAGACGGCTTTGGCGATCCTAATATGTTAAGGGTCGCTTTAGCTTCTGAGAAACCTGACCTCTTACTAATATTCACAGACCCCCGGTTCTTTACTTGGCTTTGGGAAATGGAAGATGAAGTCCACCAAATTTGTCCGATAGCCTACTGGCACGTTTGGGACAATTATCCTAATCCACAATTCAATCACACATTCTATCAGTCGACCGACTTAATCAATTGTCATTCGTATTTGACCTATAACATTGTGAAAGAAAACTTTCCTGAGAGAACAAACTTTGTCCCTCATGCTTTACCGGAAGAAATATTCTATCCTTTAACAGAAGAACAAACGTCAGAAGCAAGAAAGCAAATTCTTGGTAGGGAAAATAAAGATAACTTTGTTCTTTTTTGGGTCAACAGAAACGCAAAACGAAAGCGCCCCAACGATGTTTTATGGGCCTGGAAAATGTTTGTTGACAAGCTAACGGATGAACAAAAGAAGAATGTGACATTAATAATGCACACAGATCCTCTTGATCAAGAAGGACCTAACCTGCTTGCTTCTGCTCATGATATGGGAATTATGGGTTCTGTGAAGTTCTCGTCCGGGAGAGTTGACTTTAACCAAATGAACACTCTTCATAACATCGCAGATGCATGTATCAATATAGCTTTTGCTGAAGGGTTCGGTTTAGCAACGTTAGAAGCAATGCAATGCGGAAACCCGATCATCGCTGGTAAAACAGGTGGCTTAACTAGACAGGTTGTAGATCACAGAGATGGTTCCGAAAATGGCGTGGCTCTGGAGATTAGGACTCAAACTATGGTTGGCTCTCAGGGAGTACCGTATATCTACGAAGACTATGTCAGCGTTGAAGAGGCATCTGATGCAATACACAAGTTGTGGAAAATGGACAAAAATGACCGAAAAGAATTAGGTCAAAAAGCAAGAGATTATGTTATGTCTGAGTTCGCTATGCAGGATACTATAGATGCTTGGCACAGTACCCTGACGAAGCTTGTTGAGGACTGGCGTGAAGGTAAAAGAACAGTACCAAGATACGAAATTTCGGAGTTATAGAGTATGAAGGTTTTAATAAGAGGACCCCTTTTGAGCGTAACAGGTTACGGCTCACACACTAGACAAATATGGAAATGGGCTCGCTCAAAGAAAAACTGGGATGTGTACGCTAGCGTCGTGCCATGGGGAACCTGCACTTATTATATAGACCCTAATGCTGAGGATGGCACGATAGGTGATATCATGAGCCGAACACTACCCTTAGACATGAAGGCTGACATGTCTCTACAGGTCCAGCTGCCAGACGAGTGGGACACCAATTTGGCTCATAAAAATATCGGTATTACAGCCGGTATTGAGGGTGATAGGTGCAACTCTACCTGGATAGACGCTGCTAGAAATATGGACAGAGTCATAGTACCAAGTGAGTATTCAAAGCTAGCTTTTTTAAATGGCGGTCTAGACCCATCTCACATTATGAACGTTCCAGAAGCTATCACTTGTGGCGATTTAGTGACGAAAGAAGTTATTGAGTTAAGAGAGAAACTTGATGGACTATCTACTGACTTTAACTTTCTGGTCTTCGGCCAGATAACAAATCCACAAGCTGATAACGATCGTAAAAATACTCTAAATTGTATCAAGTGGTTGTGTGAGGTCTTTAAAAACAACAAAAATGTAGGAATAGTTCTTAAGACGAATATGGGCAGAATGACTTGTCAAGATAGACAGGTGACTATAAACAACATCAATGCTGTTATCCATAATGTAAGAGAAGGAATGTATCCTCGAATTCATATTATGCACGGTTTGATGGACAAAGAAGAGATCGGAGAGATCTTTCGACACCCTAAAATGAAAGCCCTATTAGCTCCGACTAGAGGTGAAGGGTGGGGACTACCGATACTCGACGCCGCAGCTTCTGGACTTCCTGTCATAGCGACTGGATGTACAGGTCATGTAGATTTTATGAAGCATGTCAAGTATCTAGACATTAAATACACATACAGAGATGTACCAGAACAAAACATTGATGGGCGTATTTGGGTACCTGGGTGTCGTTGGGTTGAGCCGTCACCAGATCATTTTAAGAGCAGGGTCAAGAAGTTTTTCAAAGGCTCTGACCTCCCAAGACAGTGGGCAGCTGATGGTAAGGAAAAAGTCAGAGAATTGTTTCATATCGAGAGTGTTATGAAGAAATATGACAAAGCACTTGGAGACTTAATTGACTGTTCTTGAAGTAATACTCCTGATCCTCTGTGTAGTACTGGCCTCTTCATGCGCTTGGATGGCTCGAGCCATGTATAACATAGGCGTTTTAGTACTCAGGGTTCAGGATACGCTTGAGGAAAGTCTACAAGTCATGGACGAAAAAGTTGAGTCAATAGACAAAATATTGGAGATACCTCTTTTCTCTGACAGCCCAGAAATAAAGAGGTTACAAAAAGACATGGTCGCGTCTCGAGACGCTATACTGGACGTTGCATACGCGCTTTCAGACTCTATGAAAGAAGAACAAGAAGGCTCTGAGATGGAGACACAATGAAAAAAAGAAAGATAATAAGAAGAAAGCCTGGCCAAAAAAGAAATATGTATTTCACCAAAGATACACAGGCTTCTATAGAAGAGTACCAGCAGGAACCAGACCGATCAAAGAGGGAGCAGATATACAAGAAAGATATCGCCCCAGCTTTTGAGCAGCTTTCTGAAAGTCTTATATATGTTTACGGCTTTAATTCTCCATACGAAACTGTTACCAGTATGAAGGTTGATTGTGTCGCTTTTCTGTATGAAACAATCCATAAGTGGGACCCCGCTAGAGGGACAAAGGCTTTTTCTTACTTCAACGTAGTTGCAAAAAACTGGTTGATCATTCGTTGCCGAAACGCAAAGAAACAATATCACCGCCACGTTTCAATGTCTGAGATGAGTAACTTGAGTACTAGAGACAAGAATACGATCGCAAACTACCAAGTCGTTCCAGGCCCCGATGTAATACTGGAAAGAAAAAATTTCAAAAACGAATTGATGCAAGTGATCAAAGAACTAGAGACCCGGGTCAAGAAGCAAAATGAAGTGCTTTGTGTCGATGCTATTAAAACTGTCTTTGATAACGTAGACAACCTTGACTTTTTAAACAAGCGTGCTATTTATGTGTACATCAGAGAGATATCTGGTCTTAACTCAAAACAGCTGTCTGTTGCAATGTCTAAGATAAGAAAGCACTATAAGGCAATAATATCAGAGGGTGAGCTGATCGATTTTGGAATATTTTAGGAGATAACATGTCTGTTGATAAGTTAGGCAATGCCCTACAAGACTTCGACAATCTTAAGAAGAAGGTGGAAGACTTTGGAAAGGTGCTTCAAAAAATAGAGCATGCCGACGCAAAGAAGAAGATCTTATGGAAAGAAATTTATGAAAATGCTGTACTAGATAGACAGAATGCTCATGTCTTGTTTGTAGAAGCGTATACCACCATGAGTCAGGGAACGACTGAACATGCTACTCTAGGGTCAACATTAACAAAATACTTAGAAAGAATGAACAAGGCGAACGATCAACTTCTAAAGTTGGCAGAAATTATGAGCAAGTCTGAGAGCGAGTTTAGTAAGATCGACGCTGACGATTTGTTTTCGCAAATACAGGATTAAGAAATGGCTAGAGGACCAGGAAAAGACGCGGTATCAGAGTCGCTAAATACCAAGTCCTCCGTTGCAGAAACAGTCGCGGCGGCGGACGGTGCAAACCCAAATCAGACCCTACTAAGGGCCGTGGTTGTTGAAGTCCTTTACGATTTAGCAGCGTTTCCAGATGAAGACATAGAAGAATTTAAAACTCTTGTTGACGCACCTGACATGATTGCCACCGCCCCCAGAAATTCTATCCTTGCAAGGGTGGTTACAGGTGGTGCTGATAAAAAGGCAACAGAAGCTAAAGAGAAACCGACAGAGGAAGAGCAGGAGCAGGCCCAACAAAATCAAGAGACAATAGCTGAAAAGGAAAAGGTTGGTGAGGTAGGTGTGTTAGCTTACCCATTCTTCCCACCACACCTTTGTATGCCACTTAAGCCGGGTGAGCAGGTTTGGCTAATTACTGATTCGTCTGATGTACCTTCTAAAATCATGTACTGGATGTGCAGGATTACAGAGCCTGATCATGTTGATGATGTAAACTACACACACGGTGACAGAAAGCTGGCTGGTTCAACCGCTGAAAAGACATCAAAGGAAAAGGTGGATAGAGCGAATGGGAAGTCTGAAGACCCCGAGCCGCCCCTGACAGATACTGACTCTGGCGCCGCCGCCGATGACTCCGTACCTTTTGACTTAAATAAAGACTTGCTCGACGATAGGTTTTTTGGTTTCCCAAATGGAACAGGAGAACCTGACGCCTTCACCCTTAAAGACGAGATGGCTTACGAAGACATTGTAAACATCTCTGGTGCATACGCTCAATTCAGGGCGCAGGCAGTTCCAAGGTATACTAAGAGACCTGGTGACCTTGTCATACAGGGGTCTAATAACACTCTGATTTGTCTTGGTGAAGATAGAGGGTGGAAGTTTGATGATGACCCTTCAAAAAGCGAGTTTTCTAACGCGACTGAAGATGAAGCCACCATTGGCGATAGAAAAGATAAGATGTGGGGAGCGATTGACTTGGTCGCGGGAAGGGGTCGTTACGATTGGCTTTTCCTAAAAGAGTCTGTCAAATCAGATGTAAGTCAGGACCCGTTTCCTACTTCTGCTAGAGTTATCAAAACTTCTCCTAACCCTGACACGGGAAGAGAACAATACGTAGAAGTTAACAAGAACCCGCTGGCTTCTGATAACGCTGAGGTTAACAGAAAAGATAATCCGACAGAGGGTGATCCAGATTACTTTAGCGATGCCTCAAGGCTAGTCATCGCACATTCTTCTGACGTTGATACCAACTTTAACATAGCTGCTCCGGGAGAGACGATACCTTCTGCGATAGGTGAAGCTTTCGGACAGCTGGAGGTTATTAACAGTGAAGATTACAACCCAGCGGGTATTGTTCTTAAGACAGATGAAGTTAGAATAGTTGCCAGAAAGCTTGGAGGAGGAGAGCCAGTAGATAGAGCTCCTGAAATTAACGGTTCTATTAGGCTGATTAAAGAAGGTGCCCCAGATGAAGATTTAGCCGCTTTGATGCTACTTCCAGATGGTACGATACAAATCAGCGGCTCTAAAATCGTGATTGGTCGCGCTACAGCAGATGGCGGAAACGGCACAGGTCCGGGTGAAGGCGGTTCTCAACCGTACGTCCGGTATTCCGATCTACAGAGCGTGTGGCATAACACAATGGACGCTCTCACTACATTTTGCGATACAGTATTAACACACACCACACCCGGGTACGGTGCACCTTCAGTGCAGTTGAACCAAGCCGTTACCGAACTTAAGTCATCTATAGAAGGATCACTTAAGGGTAGCATTTCGAGTGTGCAGTCAGAAAGAATATTTGGAGAATAGGAGAGAGAAATGCCATTATCAGTTGCAGTATTACCGCTAGAAGTTAAGATCGCTTCAGCGTTTAAAAAGGTTCGTAAGAAGGGGAAAGAAGATGGTGCTGATCCGGACGCGATTATAGACGCTTTAGCAAATGAACTTGCTCAGGCTATTGATGCTTATGTTACACAAGCTGTCGTACAGGTCACGCTGGTAAACACCGCTGTTATCGGTGCTAGCCCAACCGGTCCTGTTGTAGGTACCGGTATCGGTGTCGGCAGCGGCGTACTACTATAGCTAAATGTCCACTATTTTCTCTGTTGGGATATTTAGGAGTGGTGGTGGAACAATAATATGTCTGTAAATAGAACATCAAATAACAAAGTTTATAGCTTTAAGTCTGTTGGCAAAACAACAGAGCTATCTAAGAAGCTGGTCCGGGACGGCCGTGAATTGCCCCCAGTGGGTATAAAGACCCCAGTTGCTCTTTCTGAAACAGGCAAGAGCTTTCTGGAAATGCACGACAATTTTCCGGATCAAGTCCATGATAACCTACAGAACTTGATTTTGACCAACCACGGAGAAAGACTGGGCTTACCAGATTTTGGAGCAAATTTATCAGAGCTAACTTTTGAAATGCAAGATGAAGATTCTCAATCGGAAGCCATGAGAAGAGTCAGCAAGGCTGTAAGAAAGTATATGCCGTATGTTTCTCTAGAGACTTTTTCTCCTATAGTAGAGAATTTTGATAACAAATCAGTCGCAAAAATTGGTTTAGTCATTGGGTATAGGGTACCAAAGCTAAGAACTGCTTTGAGACAGATAGAAATAATATTGTATTCGGCGGGATAAAACATGGCAATAGATGCAAAAAAGCAATTTAAGAATGCGACCAGTAGGAACTATTTAGCTAAGGATTTCCAATCATTTCGTAATGAGTTATTTTCTCATGCGAAACTTTTCTTTTCTGACAAGATACAGGACTTTACAGAACCTGGATTGGGCGGGTTGTTACTAGACATGGCTTCTTACGTTGGCGATTCTATGTCATACTACTTGGATCACCAATTTAACGAATTAAACTGGTCAACAGCTGTAGAAAACAGAAATATAAAAAGGCACTTGCGAAACGCTGGTGTTAAAGCAAGAGGCGCAAATCCCTCAATAGTCATGGTGAAAGTTTATTTAGAGATACCAGCAGAGACTGTAGAGGGCCAGACTGCTCCTAAGAAAAATTTGTTACCAGTGGTCCAGGCTCTCACCACCTTTGTTTCAAACGATGGTGTGCCGTTCTCCTTGATGGACGATGTTGATTTTGCAAAAAAGGATACATCTGGAAAATATGAGTATGAATCTGTTGTTGTTGAAACAGATGACAATTCAATACCGACCTCATTTGTTGTTATGCGTACTGGCTTAGCGATATCAGGAGTTAGAAAAGAAGAAAAATTCCAGATACCAAATACTAGCGTCCCTTTTAGAAAGGTCACTTTGCCTGATGAGAACGTGACCACTATAATAAGTGTCAAAGACAGCGAGGGAGACAACTATTACGAGGTCGAGGCTTTATCACAAGACACTGTCTTCAAGAGGATCTTAAACGTAAGTGAAGACAAGGACGACGTAGAATACAATTTGGAAGTTATTCCTGCACCACGTAGGTTTATAACTGATTATAATTACGACACTAAGTTAACGTCAGTCCAATTCGGCTCAGGTGATGCCACCACAACAGACAACGACCTGTTACCAGATCCAGCGGATCTAGCTTTACCCCTTTACGGTAAGTCAACGTTCACAAGATATACACTGGATCCTAATAAGCTGATGCAGACCCAAACTCTCGGCATATCTCCTAGAAACACAGTCATAACAGTCTCTTATAGGGCGGGTGGTGGATTAAGACATAACGTAGGTTCGGATATGATTAGGACAGTGACGAAGCTGTTTCTAAAGTTTCCTTCACGAGCAGGAGCAGCTGAGTCTTCTAAGGTTAGGTCGTCAATAGACGTCTCCAATCCTCTACCTGCGATGGATGGTGATAGGGCTCCTACTCTTGAAGACCTAAGGTCACAAATTCCAGCTTCCAGAAACAGTCAGTCTAGAATTGTTACTAAACCGGACCTCATCGCCAGAATCTATACTTTACCCAATGCTTTTGGCAGGGTGTACAGAGTTGGGATAAGACCGAACCCCATAAACTCTCTTGCTTCTCAAATATTTGTTGTTTCAAGAGACAGACAAGGGAAGCTAAAGATGTCATCTGACACTTTAAAGAAGAATCTTAGGATTTATCTAAACGAGTTTAGAGCAGTAAGCGATGCCTTTGACATTCTAGACGCAAGGATTATCAATCTTGGAATTAACGTTGACGTAGTGGCTCATCCAGAAGTCAATAAGTCTCAAGTAGCACAAAAAGTTATATCAAACCTTTCATTCTTACTTGCTCTCAAAAATATGCAGATCGACCAACCTATAGCTACAGCAGATATTATGAATTCGATTATCAATACTGAGGGCGTAATTTCTCTCATAGACTTTAAGGTTAATTCTATTACTGGTAACATAGAAGAAAGAAAATACAGTGATGTTTCATTTAATGTTGAAGCTAACACGATGCAAAACATGGTCGTTGGCCCACCAGGCTCAATTTTTGAGCTAAGGTATCCATCACAAGACATAGCGGTAACAGTGAGGTAGGTAGATGTTTTATATCTTGACAGCCAGTGATGATGCATACATTACGAATAAGATTATTTCCAGCAAATTTAGAGCCACAGACGCGAATACGGGTCAAGCTGGAACTCTAGACTTGTTTAGACTATATGACGAGTCAAGCTTTATCTCTTCAGGAGTTAGGCTGACTTCTTCTGTGGAAGAACTGAGTCGATTATTAGTAAAATTTGATTACTCTAATGTAATCCCTTTGACATCTGAGAGCCTGGACCTAAACCATCCGTCTTTCAAAGCTACACTCAAGTTGTCTGAAGTCAAGACAGGTGCTCCGGTGCCGAGAGACTTTAACGTTGTACTGTATCCTTTAGCCATGAAATTCAATGAAGGCTCCGGAAGAAATGTCACTTCATTCTCAGATGTTGACGCAGTCAATTTCGTAACTTCGTCCTACAACGCCGGCTCAGCTGTACTTTGGAATGTCACAGGATCAGGTCAGCCTGGTGATTCATCACAGTCTGGTGTTGACTATTATATAAGCGGTACTGTTGGTGGAGAGGTTCTTGATTTTGGATCATCGCAACATTTCGATACTGGCGTTGGTGATATATCTCTTGACGTTACAACTGCATTATCTTCTTCTTTAGCGAACCACATGGTTAACCACGGGTTTAGGATTTCGTTTAGCGGGTCCGATGAGACAGATAGCAAAACCAGGTTTGTAAAGAGGTTCGTTTCTAGACACTCACAAAATAAATTGCTAGTCCCACAGCTTCTTTTAACTTGGGATGACTCCCTACAGGATCGACATCTAGATTTACAGTTCAACGTTTCATCATCTCTATTCTTAACAAATACCGTCTCAGGAAAAAGGCAAAACTTAGTTACTGACGCATCATTAACAGAGGCTGTCGGATCAGAATGTATCACACTTAGGTTTGTTTCTGGTTCCGGAACGAGAAAAGAAAAGACGTTTACTGTTCAAGCATCACAACATACTGCTTCAACTCACGGCGCTGGAATGCGCGGCATCTATTCAGGTACCTTTAACCTAAGTGAGTTTAACACTACTTTCTTTGGGGACACACCGAAAACGAACAGCGAGATTGAGCTGACAGAGATATGGTCAACAAATGATCTTACTGTTGGTTTCTACACAGGTTCAATAAAGATAAGAAAACCTGCTCGTTCTGCTTCTGGTTTCTCGAACAGAAGACTCAACGTATCAGCGGTTAATTCTTTACCAGAATATAAAGAGGGGTCAAAGGTAACAGTTAGGATCTTTATAGAAGACCTCGATCAAACTAGAAAAGAAAAAGCTTATAAGCTGCCTACTAGAAGACAAAGTCTAGTTGTAGATGAAGCGTACTATAGATTAGTTGACAAGGACACTGGAACAATCATAGTGCCTTTTGATAAATCGACAAATTCAACAAGACTGTCAAAAGACTCGGAGGGTATGTACATTTCATTCTTATCCGCGGGCTTGTCAAAAGGCAGAATCTATACTTTGGACCTGCTTTTAATCGACCAGGGTATAGAGAGATTGATACACTTAAACGACGTGTCTTTCATGGTGGTGTAAATGTCAAGAAAGAAAAGAGTCTTCGAAAACCAGAAATTGTTTGCCCCCAGTGTGGTACGAAGGTATACAAACTCGTCTGGTAAATTGAGGAACCAAACGCTACAAAGCATGTCTGGTTCAGATGAGGTTGATGTTAGTCTGACTGGTTCATTTCGCATGGACCCACCGGGCTCCCCTCTAAAGTCCACCCAGCAATTGCCACTAGATTTCGGTAGCTTTGAGAACCATACATTCTTTAGCTCTGCTGTCACTAATGTGAATCTTGCTTACGAAAAAATCATTAATAATTTTCCGTTTGATGGGACAAAGAAAAATTATGAAGACTGGTTGGACGAACTCAGTGGTTTCGAAAAATACGTTCTTGACAGATACCCAAAATACAATGGGTACCTTACGCTATTAGGAAGCGGAGAAAGCGTTGAAGTTATAGACAGGGCTGGTGTCGTATTTCCCTCTATATCAAGGAAGAATAACGCCGAAACTGTGCTGAACCCAAAAACCAAGCCGTTTTTTGTAGAGCTAGATGTCGCCGTACCTCCTGCAGCGTCAGGTAAACAATTTCTGTTTCACCACGTTTCAGACTCAGGAGTTGGTTACGCTGCGTATCTGGAGAACACGACTTCTGTAACAGAGGTACCAATCAACTTTTCAGTGATAAGCGGCTCCGATCAGATCACAGCAAGAGCAGTGATAGAAAAAGGTCAATTCGATCATTACAGTTTT